ATGGTAGAATCATCGCACATAAAGATGATTATGAATTTTACAAAACAAAAATAGATGTTGAACACGAGAGAGTAGAAAATAATTGTATTAGATTTAAGTGTAGAGGATTAAGAGAAAAATTAAAAGGAAATAATTTATTAAAAAATAAACATATTCCACAAATATATCTTCGTACATCCATAGAACAAAGAATGGAATTATTGCGAGGATTGATGGATACTGACGGTTCGATTACAAAAAATCAATCATTTGAATTTTACCAAAAGAACTATGAATTTATTCTTCAAGTTGTTGAACTTCTATCTTCTTTAGGTATAAAATCCAGAGTAAGTAGAAGATTAATAAATCAGTGTTGGTATCATACTGTCCGTTTTCCCAGTAAGGAAAATATTTTTAATCTTCCAAGAAAGTCTGAATTAATAAATTTTGGCGGAAAGGGTAGACCACAAAATAAAAGACATTACATACAAAAAATAGAAAAAGTCGATAGTGTCCCAGTTGCGTGTATTCAAGTAGATAGTGATGACCATTTATTTTTATGTGGAAGAACATTCATTCCTACACATAACACAACAACCGTAGTATCATACTTATTACATTATATCGTATTTAATGATAATGTAAATGTGGGTATTCTGGCAAACAAGGCATCAACCTCAAGAGAAATCTTAAGTAGGTTACAATTATCATATGAGAATCTTCCAAAATGGATGCAACAAGGAATTGTATCTTGGAATAAAGGTTCATTAGAATTAGAAAACGGATCAAAAATTATTGCCGCATCAACTTCTGCTTCTGCTGTTCGGGGAATGAGTTTTAATATTATTTTCTTGGACGAATTTGCATTCGTTCCAAATCATATTGCCGACGATTTCTTTGCATCTGTATATCCGACAATTTCATCTGGTAAATCCACCAAAGTTATTGTTGTATCCACCCCAAAGGGTATGAATCATTTCTATCGTATGTGGCACGATGCGGAGAGAGGTAAAAACTCATTTGTTGCCACAGATGTTCATTGGTCCGAAGTTCCTGGTAGAGATGAGGAATGGAAGGCACAGACGATTGCTAATACTAGCGAAGAACAGTTTAGGGCAGAGCACCTTTGTGAGTTTTTAGGGTCGGTAGGAACACTTATCAATCCAAGCAAACTTAAAATATTAGTCTATGACGATCCAATAAAAAGAAGCAAAGGTCTTGATGTTTATGAAAATCCAATAGAAGACCACAGTTATTTAATTACGGTTGATGTTGCTCGTGGAATGGGTAATGATTATTCGGCATTTGTTGTTTTTGATATTACGGAGTTTCCTTATAGAGTTGTGGCAAAATACAAAAATAATGAAATTAAACCGATGCTATTTCCAAGTATTATTAATGAGGTGGCAAGAGGATATGATAATGCTTGGTTACTTATAGAAGTAAATGATATTGGAGATCAGGTTGCCAATATTCTTCACTACGATTTAGAATATGATAATATCTTAATGTGCTCTATGAGAGGTAGGGCAGGGCAATTGGTGGGATCTGGATTTAGTGGTAAAAAGTCTCAACTTGGGGTTAGAACAACTGCGGCAGTTAAAAAATTGGGATGTTCAAACTTAAAATTACTTATTGAGGATGATAAATTATTTGTGAGTGACTATGATATTATTAGTGAGCTTACGACATTTGCCCAAAGACATAATTCATTTGAGGCTGAAGAAGGTTGTAATGATGATTTGGTAATGTGTCTTGTAATTTTTGCCTGGTTAGTCGCTCAGGACTACTTCAAGGAGATGACCAATAATGATATTCGCAAAAGAATATATGAAGAACAAAAAAATCAAATAGATCAAGATATGGCTCCGTTTGGATTTATTTCAGATGGATTGGAAGATATGGAAGTATTTGTAGAGAAAGAGACTGGAGATCGATGGATGGTTGCCACCTCAGAAAACGGAATACAGACACAAGATATTTGGAATGTTGATGAGTACGGAGATGTGTCTAATGAGTGGGATTACAGATAACTATATTAAAGACAAGGAAATTATAAATACTTTTAGAATAATTCGGGATAATACGGAGAATAAAGATGCCGCTAAATTTAGCATCTCCTGGAATCGTAGTAAGGGAAGTTGATCTAACCTCTGGTAGAGTCCAACCAGCTTCCAATAAGATTGGGGCAATTGTCGCACCTTTCGCAAAAGGACCTGTAGATTCGCCAACTTTAGTGGAGAATGAAAATGATCTACTGAATAATTTTGGTGAACCTTATTCCACAGATAAGCACTATGAAAGTTGGATGGTTGCCTCATCCTATCTTTCTTACGGTGGATCACTACAGGTTGTAAGGGCAGATGACACCAACACCAAAAATGCTTTTGTTGGAACTGCGAGTAGTGTCAAGATTAAGAGTTTAGATAATTATGAAGAACTTGGATATGATGAAAATACCATTACTGGTGTTACTGTAGCGGCAAGAAATCCTGGTTCTTGGGCAAACGGAATCAAAGTAGCAATTATTGATTCCAAGGCAGACCAAATTTTAAGTGGTATTGTAACTACACTTGCCAGAGTTGGTTACGGTGTAACTCAATCTCTTACGGGAAAATCTGATACTTCTTCTGGAAGTGTAGTGTCATTAAATAATTCTTTTCTAAAAGGAATCATTACTGAGGTTGGTGCAGGTTCAATTGCGGTTAAGATTTTAAGTCGTGTATCATCCGGAAATACAGAAACTATTGTTGATTACCAACAAGACGGAACTTATTGTTTTACCGAAACTGGAACTGTTGGTATCGTAACATCTGGTAGTGGAACTTCTTTGGGGAGCACATCTTATACCGGTGAAGTTGATTGGTTCAGTCAGCAATACATTACTCTGACTAATTCCAACATTCAGTGGAATAATCTAGCATCGGCACCAGGAACTTCGGCATTCGCAGAACCAAGAGGATCTAGATTTGATGAAGTTCACGTCGTACTTATTGACGATTTAGGAACAATTACTGGTAATGCCGGAACAATTCTTGAGAAACACTTAGGTCTTTCTAAGGCAACTGATGCAGAGTTTTCTGCCGGAAGTACTTCTTATTGGAGAAAGTATATTGCCGCCGGATCTGCAACAATCTTTGCTGGCGGTGCTCCTGCTGGTCTTACCACAACAGGATATGATGCAGGTCAGTTTGATTTAACAACCGATAATGGATGGGACCAACCCGCAGAAAATGTTATTTTTGGGGCGGCAGGTTCTAATACCTACACATTAGCGGGTGGTCTTAACTATGATGGCGGCACCAATCTTAATACTGCCGGTGCTCTTACTGCAACTCTGGCAGAACTTAAGGATGGATATGATTTATTTGAGAACACAGAAGAAATCAAAGTAGATTTCTTATTGATGGGATCTGCAGGTTATGCAAAGGAAACCGCACAAGAACTAGCAAATAAACTCATCTCGGTTGCCGAACTTAGAAAGGATGCAGTTGCCTTTATTACTCCATATAGAGGTGCCGCTCTCGCAGACAATCCAGCAGAAGGAGACATTACTGTTAGATCACCAGAAGATATTACCAGAAATGTAATTAGTTTCTTCTCACCTATAGCATCTTCGTCTTATGCAGTATTTGACTCTGGGTACAAGTATATGTACGATAGATTTGCAAATACTTATAGGTATGCCCCTCTAAATGGTGATATCGCTGGTCTGTGCGCTCGCACCGATACTAATTACTTCCCCTGGTATTCTCCAGCAGGAACCGCAAGAGGTGCTATATTAAATGCCGTCAAACTTGCTTATACTCCAAGTAAGTCTCAGAGAGATCGTCTCTATACTAACAGAATCAATCCAATTATCTTCTCACCGGGAGCAGGTATTATTCTGTTCGGTGATAAGACCGGATTAGGAAGAACTTCGGCATTTGATCGTATTAATGTTCGTAGACTCTTTATCTACCTTGAGGATGCTATTTCTCGTGCTTCCCAAGATGTACTGTTTGAGTTTAACGATGAAATTACAAGAACTAATTTTGTAAATACTATTGAACCATTCTTGCGTGATGTTCAGGCAAAGAGAGGTATCTTTGATTATGTCGTAATTGCTGATGAAACCAATAACACAGCAGCAGTTATTGATGCTAATGAGTTTAGAGCAGACATCTACATTAAACCAGCAAGATCGATTAACTTCATCGGTCTTACCTTTATTGCCACCAAGACTGGTGTTGATTTTGAAGAAGTAATCGGCAACTTTTAATTAACAGAGGTTAAAAACTATGGCAACCAGAAATCAATTAAATCCACCTCCTTTAAGGAAGATTACAGACTTCAAGAGTAAGTTATCTGGTGGTGGTGCTAGAAGTAACCTCTTTGAGGTTGTTCTTTCTTTCCCAGATGCTGCTCCTGCGGACACTAATGTTCTGGACAAATCAAGATTTTTAGTCAAAACTGCTGCACTTCCAGGGTCAACGGTAACTCCATTAGAAGTTGCCTTTAGAGGAAGAACTCTAAAATTAGCAGGAGACCGCACCTTTGAGACTTGGACGATTACCGTTATTAACGATACTGATTTTGCCATTCGTTCGGCATTTGAAAACTGGATGAATGTAATCAACCGAGTTTCTGATAATACCGGAGTTACAGATCCTGCACTATATCAGGCAGATGCATTTGTTTATCACTTAGATCGTGATGGTTCAACTCTGAGAGCATATCATTTTTATGATTTGTTCCCAACAAATATCAGTCCAATTCAGTTGGCTTATGAAACTGACGCAATTCAGGAGTTTACTGTAGAAATGCAGGTTCTCTGGTGGGAAGCAGTCAGGGGCAATTCTCCTGCTGCTGGTGGTGAAGATATCAACTAAATAAACTATAACAGGTAAGCATACTTTATAAGATGGCGAAACTTTTTGGTTTTTCAATT